ACAGAATCGCGGGCATGACCTACTTTTCGCACATCCAAATAATTCAGTCAACTACTAAAAGACACAAAATACACTTTGCCCCATTTACCCGCTTATATACTACGCGATACGCGGGCCAAGTTGCCAATCCTTGGCATGATGGCCACCGTTTACCGTACCATGCAAAACCGTACCGTTTGAACCAGGACCCGCGCTAGTGCAATTGACTTGTAACAAGAAAACGAGCAAGCCGGGAACCTGGAAGCGGATTCGCGGTTGTTATTCATTTCTACTCAATCCCGCTTTTTTTCAGTCCGGACCGGGACCGCAAAACCGTTCACCCGGCCCGCGAACCTGGCCACCGTTTCCCGGTCCACCGTTTACCCGGCAATCGCAAACCGGTTTTCCCGTTTTCGCGTTCCTCCACCCTACAACCCACTAATAAAGCGGATTAGCAATAGATTAAAAGTCTACTGTGTCCATTTTAAAGGGTGTAATATTTACAGAAATATACTAACTAAGGGGGGGGAGGGGCTTGCCCGGACCGCTTGCGTTTTTCTATATTATCATAACACCCCCCACGAAATTTTTCGCCATAAGGTCCCCTCGCGAAACCTGTCCCCACGCATCCTGTGGGATGCACAAAGCGGTGATCGAGTATCGATCCGCGTATGTAGCGTTATGTAGCTACCTTTTACGCATTATATAAGATGCGTTATAGGTGTTTATTGGAGTGGTACGATCCGGAGGGTTTGTAGACCTTATATCCGGCTTGCAGTACTATCTCTTTGCACAGGTCTAGGAACTCGTCCTCAGTCATATCGTTCTTTGCTCTATTAGCGTCCGTACAAACGATTTGTAGGTTTTCTATGCATGAATTACCTCCACGAGCTACAGGGACGATATGGTCGTATTCATAGGTATGTGGTTCATTCCAGGTTAATGGTCTACCTGTTAGTGCGCATTGGAAGTGGTCACCATACTTTGCATATACATCTTTGTAATTAAATGCGGAAGAGCGTTGGAACCTGGATGCTTTATCTGAAATTGATTTTGTCATTTCCCTTTTAGTGAATGAATCCTTTGGATTTAATTTCTTTTGCTTACGGATGATTGGATGCTGGAAACAGTTTACTCGTTTAACATGGAGGTATGTGGATTGTGATACCTTTGCTCTACGCTTCTTAGTTTTTTCCTTCTGTCCTTTTCCGAGGTAGTAAGAGATCGTACCTAGTGAACATCCTAGAGTGTTTTGAATATCTTTATAGGATAGTCCTTGGAGTCGTAGGGCATTAATCTTCGGACCTAGTATCGACTTCCTCATGTACTTCTGTGGTTTGTGCGTCTTCGATATCGATTACCTTTTCTGTGGATGCATCTTTTGGTAGATTTTTCACACCTTTTTTAAGAATGTCTCTTACTTGATTGGGTGACATATCTGAGGATCCTAGTTTTACATTGGCAGATGCTGTAATGTTTGTGGGTCTACCTGATATGGTCATAAGTTTATCGAAGAGCATACCCACGGCATAGGCTTTATTCTGTGGTGGTATTTGATCTATTGAATCGTGCAGATCGTTGAGTGAATCTGCGACCATGTGCTGGAGTTTCTTTTGTACTTCTGTGAGGAATTGTTGCTCTGTCATCTTCATTCCGAATCTCAGGGCGTTGTGTACTCTTAGTCTGTCTTCTTCCTGGCGTGTTGATAGTTCCATATTCTTTGCTTCATCCTTTGCACTAGATTGACGGGCCGCGATGCGTGCGGCGGAAGTTAATACTTTATCCTTCAATTTATCGTTAAAGGGTTTGAGTTTCTTAGGCATTCCTTTTGGCATGTAGCACTTTTTATATTATTTTGCTTGCACAGGCTACAAAAAACTACAAAAGGGAATTATGGCGGAACGAATGGGTGGTAAAGAATGCATGGCAATCTTGCGAAAGGTTGGAATTAGTCGGGATGAATTTTCCAAGATGATGGGAATTAAGCGTAGTACGATGCGTACATGTGTTCATGGAAACCGAATATCGTACAAGATGGAGCGCAAGTTGCGTGAATTGAATGGCGAGAAGGTAGTGGAGGAAGAGATTGCCGAGGTTGACGCTATGATTGAGGAGGCAAAGAAGCCCAAGGTTGTGGTTAAGGAGGAGGTTGGAGTGGCTCGTATGGCTAAGGTCTATGCTATTCCACAGAATAAATTTTTACGGTTAATAGAGTTCCGTGATGGGACACATGGTAAGGTTCGTTGCAAACCTGGTAAGTATTATATCGGGGATGAGATAAGAGTAAGAGGTGAGGACCGTGGGTTATGGGAGATCGTATAGATGAACAATTTTAAGGGCTACCTTTCGGTGGGCGGTATTACCGCGCCAGGACAACAGAAACCGTATGGGACACCTCCGCGTCACTCGGCGGGAGGGGTAGCTCTGTTTTTATGATGCAAAACGATGATACATTCGAGGTATCTGATTGGGATCACTTCTTTGCTAATTGGCCAACCGTTAGGGAGGTTAATGATGGATGGCATCAGTTTTGGGGTAACACCCAACTTCTTAGGACTTATCGGGATTCTAGTGGTAAGAACCTTAAGGATAAGCATGGGAATATTTTACTTACTCGTTCCACAACTTCTAGACAGATGCCAATAGGTAACACGGTTTCCGACTTTATGAATTATGCAAGACCCAAGAGATCAGATAATACACGAGACTAAGGTCTTACTTCATCGATGGGACGCAGAGTGTGATCTTGATGAAATCACTATTTCAAAATCAGTCATGGAGGGAATTAATGAATGGTTAGAGGAAGAAGTTTTTGAATTTGGATGGGAGTTTGAACTAGAGGAGGAGGAAGAAGAATGAATATATATAAATCCACAGGTAAATCTATGGAGAGTTGGCCACAATGGGTCAGTCGTTTAATCAAGGTTAACCAGGAACTTCGCGAAGAGATCGCAGATTTAAAGGCGGAGATTGAGAAACTCAAGAATGACAAGTGAGCCAGCGAGTACCAGCGGGTTATCATCCGATCTTTTGGAAAAAGTACGGAAGAGCCATTCCCGAATCAGTACAAGAATTACCACGGTGCGACTTGAGAAAGTTGGGTCCCCCATGCTCGAAATTATCCCAAGAGGCATTGGAACGGATCAAGAGGGATGGGCAATTGGTAAAGAAGAAATCCCGTGCCAAACGCTCGAAGACGCGATCATCATAGGAATGGAAATACAAGCGAGGGGATAAGTATTTATGGAAGAATTAATAGGTAAAGTTGAGCGGTGGCATATAGATCGGAATCTCATTAAGGGTTCCACAGATAAGTCACAGGTATTGAAATTAATGCAAGAACTTGGCGAACTGAGTGACTCTGTTTGTAAGGATGAATGTATGCTTGATGATATTGGGGATATATTGGTCATATTGATTAATATATGTACGCGAAATAATGTCACACTAGAGGACTGTTTGCTTACCGCATACCGGGATATCAAGGACAGAAAAGGCAAGATGGTTGATGGTGTGTTCGTAAAAGATGGTAATTAATCTCCAGCCCGATGAGGTACAGGTCTGCCAAATGGTTGGACGGATGCGTAGTCTCATTGCCCGTGGTAACGGGGTGCGTGATGCGAAGATGGGAAACCACGATGGTGCGGAAGCGGATGTGATGGGAATGATGGCAGAGTATGGATTTGCCAAGCAGATGAATACATTTCCCGACCTTGGACTTACACCGAGGAGCGGGTCTGCGGATGGGGTGATGGCAAGCGGGAAGCGTTATGATGTCAAAGCGTCCAAGCACAAGGGTGCGAGGTTACTTAGTACGCTCAAGGTAAACCCCGATGTGGATGTATATGTACTATGCGTGGTGGATGGGAACTCCTTGGACTTCAAGGGATGGGCATGGAAGAAGGATTTAATCAAGGATGAGAATAAGAAAGACCTTGGTCATGGCGTGGGCTATGCGTTGGACCAGGATAAGTTGAGGAGGTTCAATGAAAACTAGAGTAACAGAAAGATTCACATTTGAGGCCGCCCATAGGATTGATGGGATTGGTAAAGGTAACGCAACAATACATGGGCATTCACACGAAGTCTTTGTAACCATTAGCGGAGAACCTGACCCTCGCTATGGGTGGTTAATGGAACAAGGTGAGTTTCAGAAGAAATGCAAATATGTTATTGGTTACCTTGACCATACTTATCTTAACGAGTTCATGGAGCAGACGACAGCTGAAGCTATAGCTCTGCACATCTTTTCAAGGTTATCTGAGAATCGTTTTCCTGATCATATCACCTTGGAATCAGTCAAGGTATGCAAAGTAGGAATGTGTGCGGAGGTGAGTAATGATTGATGCCCGACTAGTTTACTTGGCAGGGCCAATCTACGAGCAAGACGACACTTGTATTCGTTGGAGAAAAGCCGCCCAAAAGATTCTACGCAAAAAGAATATTATGTCGATTGCTCCAACTGATGTTGATTATCGGGGGTATGAGAGGCGAGAGCAGACTGCTAATGAAATAGTCAAGCGGGATAAAGGTTGGATTATGAATTGTGACACAGTCCTAGCTAAATGCGATTTTCCAAGCTACGGAACCGCAATGGAGATAATGTTCGCTTGGTCATTACAAAAGCAAATCATTGTTGTGACCAGTAGTCACTCCCCTTGGATTCGTTACCATGCTTGCCATGTGTTTCCTACTATTGATGAGGCATTGGACAATCTGCAATTCCCCGACTTTAACCCCGGTCTTTGCAAATGATTGTAATGCCATCCAACAATGCCAAAGGCATCGTCCATTATTGGGCTGGCAAAGGTTATCCTATTGGGTGGCTGTTTACTCCTGAGAAAGGTTCTGTTAGAGAACCTGTTCCTTGGATTCCATATGCTGTGGATAATGGTAGGTTTGCAGTTTGGTCATCGGGTAAGGATTGGAATGAAAGAAACTTTCTTGCCTTATTGGACTACTATAATGAAACAATTGTAAAGCCGAGGTTTGTAAATGTACCTGATTCCGTAGGAGATGCTGAAGAGACAAAGCGTATGTGGGATAAGTGGTATCCTATACTTACACAGTCCTACGATTTAACTTGGTCGTTCTGTGTGCAAGATGGAATGACACCCGCCGATGTCCCAAGCGAAGCTGATGTAGTTTTTGTTGGAGGCACGATGGAATGGAAACTCCGCAACCTTACTATGTGGACAGATGCATTTGATCGAGTTCATGTCGGAGCTGTAAATTCATTAAAGAATTTACTAAGATGTAAAGAACTCGGTGCTGAGTCATGTGACGGAACGGGATGGTTTCGTGGTCCTAAAATGACAGATACCTTGCATCGATATTTTAAAATCCAATCAGGTGAAGAGGAATTACCTGAGCAGTTACAATTATGCCTAAGTTCACCTACGCAGATGAAATAGACGCGAACTTTGGTATTCCGTGGACAGATGATCTGCGGTTTAACAAGGGCGAGTTAGAGTGTGCATTAACCGAGGAACAGGTTGATGCGTTACCACAGGATCGGGCAGAGATGCTTAGTCGTTTACTTATCGACCAGCCTAATAGTGAGATTGAAGACCCGATCCAATGGGGTTGGACACTACCTGGTTGGCGTAGGGTGATGGATAATTGGAAGGATACAAAGATTCATGTCTGCCTCGGCGGAAATCGTTCGAGCAAAACCATGTTCGCGTCTCGTATGCTAGTACACTTAGCACAGTCTATCCCCGAAGCTGAGATTCGTTCAATGCATGTTACTGAGGAGCGTTCGATCTCTGATGCACAGAAGTATATTTGGCAGAATTTACCAGCCCGATACAAGCGTGCAAAGAAGAAGAGTGAGAACCATAGCTTGCAATACAATCAGAAGAATGGGTTTAACTCTGCTAAGGCAATCCTTCCACCAACCGCTCCGGGTGCAGAGCGTGGAAGTACGATATATTTCAATAATTATAGGCAGTATATGGCAGACCCACAGATATTCGAGGGTTGGTCTGCACACGCAATCCATCTTGATGAAGAAGTTCCCGAAAGTATCTTC